ATAGTGTAGGGAAGCCACCCCGCCGTAGAGTGGGAAGACGTGCAGAGCCTTATCGACCGTTTGGAAAAGTTACTTTCCAACTTCGCCGACACCAACGACTACCACGCAAGCCCGAAAATCTTTGTAAAGGGTAAGATTTTAGGCTTTGCCCGGAAGGGAGAAGCCGGGGCAATTATAGAAGCCGAGGACGGCGCGGAAGCGTCCTACCTATCATGGGCGCAAGCCCCGGAAAGCGTAAAGTTGGAAATAGACACGCTTCTCCGAATGATTTACACCATTACCCAAACGCCCGATATTTCCTTTGATAGCGTGAAGGGAATAGGCGCGGTTAGCGGCGTAGCCCTTCAACTTCTATTTATGGACGCACACTTAAAGGTACAGGACAAAATGGAAGTATTCGACGACTATTTAACCCGCCGTGCTAACATAGTGTTAGCCTACCTCGGCGCGGCTAACGTCAAGAACAAAGCCGCCGCCCGTCGTCTTATTGTTTCGCCCCGGATAACGCCGTACATTATTGAGGACGAACAGGCGAAAATAAATATGCTCCAAGGTGCCAACGGCGGCAAGCCGATAGCAAGCCAAAAGACGACTATACGCCGTTTAGGTTGGGCGGAAGACCCGGACGTAGAACAGGCCGAAATACAAACGGAAGAAGACCGGGCCAACGCATGGACGGAAGGCGAACCGACCCTTTAAGCCCACGAACCCGCCTAAAATTCCGTAATACGCTCTATTTATGGAGAATACAAACCAAAGGAAGCCATTTTAAGCCGCGTGTAAGCCGCGTTTCCTTCCGAATGGATAAAGTACCCACCTCGGAAGCGGAACGCGCTTAAACGCGAAATTCCGAAAAAATAACTTTATGCCCGATTATACCGAAAACCGCCTTATAGTCCGACTTCGTGGCTTCGATGCCCGGCACTACGCTAAGACGCGGCAGTACGCCCGCCAAGTGGAACGGCTCTATAACACCGCTTGCGACGAGATAGCCCGCGCCGCCGGACGTATAACCATACCCGAAGACGGCGTTTTTAGTTTCGACGACTTCCCGGCTACACGTCGCCAAGCCGAAGGCATACTTTCCCGACTGACGAAGAAGGTAGAAGCCGTTATAAACACCGGGACGCGGACGGAGTGGCAAGCGGCCTGCGACAAAAGCGACGCTTTTTTAGGTTCCATACTTCGCACGTCCCGGCTAACCCCGGAAGAAGCGGAGAAGTACCAAGCTCGGAACCTCGAAGCCTTACAAGCCTTCCAACAGCGTAAAGCCGGAGGTTTGGGGCTTAGTCAGCGCGTATGGAAGTACACGGAAGAATTTAAGACGGCGTTAGAATTGGGTATAGACGTAGCCGTAGGAGAAGGACGTAGCGCACAGCAGCTCTCCCGCGACCTTCGCCAATACCTACAACAGCCGGACAAATTATTTAGGCGCGTCCGCGATAAGGGCGGAAACCTTCGGCTTAGTAAGGCGGCGAAGATGTACCACCCCGGCCAAGGCGTTTACAGGAGTGCAGCCAAGAACGCCGAGCGTTTGGCACGGACGGAAGTAAATATGGCATACAGGGAAGCCGAATACTTACGATGGCAACAATTAGATTTTGTCGTAGGCTTCCGCGTGATGTTGAGCAACAACCACACTACGAAGGACAGCAAGGGGAAGACCGTACCGTTAACCGACATTTGCGACGAGTTGGCGGGCGACTATCCCAAAACTTTCAAGTTCCTCGGTTGGCACCCGCAATGCCGTTGCGTTGTCGTGCCTATTATGTCCGACTACGACGAGTTCAACAAAGAGAGGGCGAACCGATTAAAAGCCATAGTCCGGGGGCAGACCTACAAAAGCCTTCCTTCCCGTCGCACCGTCCGCGATGTTCCGGCGGTGTTCCGTAGCCACATAGAAGCCATAGCCGACCGTTCTAAGAATTGGAAGGCTATGCCGTACTACATACGCGACAACTTCAAGAACGGCGTTATTTCCGGCGGTTTGCTTCCGTCCATACCGCAGAAAACACAAATGCCGGGAACCACGGCGAAACCGCCCGAACCGTGTACGGAGTTCGACCGCGAAATAGCGAACTTCAAGATGTGGGCTTATACTTTCGGGTTGGATGTTTCAGCGTTGGACGTGTTACGCACGTCCGGCGACCGGGAAGGACTAAAAGCAGAAATTAAACGCCTTCAAGGAGAACAAACCGCCCGCCGTACCGAGTGGATCCATTACCGTAGCGAGGTGGAAGATTTCGCCGGACAAGCGACCGGGTACGCCGACCTTCTTAAAGAGATTGAAGCGGCCCTTAACGCCAACGACATAAAGACAACCAACTACTACGGCGACTGCATTAGCCGCCTAAAAGCCTTCTTCGCGTCACTTCCGGGTAAATTGACAGCAGCCAAAGGAAAGAAGGGCAATTATTCCCCCAATATGCCCAAGGAGTTAGAGAAGGGCGGCAAGTGGCTACGCGGCGACGACTACGAATATAGCCGGGAGTTCTTCGACCTTATAGACCCGAAACACCCCATACCGCTAACAATCCATAGCAAGACGGGAAACAATAGTTATTATATGCCTTCCGAAAAGCGCGTTTATATTGACAGCGGCGGCACACGCAGCTCACAAAGTCCATATTACCGCCGCGCCCTTATTTACCATGAGTTCGGGCATGGCATAGATTGGCAAAGGAATTTAAGATTTAGCACCGAAGTAAAAGACCTTCGCGCCAAACAAATAGCCCGGCTTCGTCAAAAAGTGGAAACGACTAAGACGACACGCCGATACGACCCGGATAAAAGGAAATATGTTACGGAAACTACGAAAACAAAGGCAATGAAGGCTAAGGTACTTTCCGAAAGGTTAGACCGACTTTATAAGAAGATATTCTCAATGAGCGACGCAGTATTTACGAAGCGCGGAATAACCAAACACGACGTAATAGAGCAAATAGCCGCCGTCCAAGATACCCTAAAAAGCCTTATTATTTCCGTTGGTTGGGGTCATACTACAAAATACTTCAAGGGTGCAGGTAAAAGCGAAGCCGAATACATAGCCCATTGTTTTGAAAACGCATTTATAGGAAACCGCGTATTCCAAAAGTATTTACCTACGGAATACGCGGAAATGATAGCGTTTATAAGAAGCCTCAAGTAAGAGGAACGAGGTATAAGCAACCGTCCATAATAGAGCCTACGACCTTCGCGCCGTTAGGCTCTTTTTCGCCTTCGCCCGGATATACAGGAAGAAGCCGGGCTTTACCTTCCAGGCACCGCCGGAGTATTGCGCCGTTCTTCTTCGCGTCCGGCTCGGCATATTCAAGAAGCCGCACTAAGTCCACGTCGTCAGCGTCCGCACCTTCGGACGAAAGGAAGCCTTCTACAAGAAGTTCATCGGGGACAACAGTAACGGGCTGTTTGCCCTTCGTAGTGTTTATTTGGGGTACTTTCATAGTCTAAAATTTAGTGTCAAAGCGGGCATAGTCCGAAGGATAACGACCGATACCGAAGGCGTTAGCTGCGCCGTCATAAGTGACGAAACCACCGGCCAAAACGTCCGCCACGCCGTTAATTTCTTCGGAAGGAAGCGGCGCACCTTCGGCGGAAGGGAAAAGGGAAGTAACAACCCGGTCAAGTTCGCGGAGTGCTTCGCGCCGGGCTTTACCGTGGCTAATACTAACCTTTGCCAACGCGGAAGTAATACCCGAATAGCGAATTTCGGGAAGTATTGTTTTAGCGTATTCGTCCATTATTTCAGTACACTTACGCCGTAGCATTGGGTTTATTCGAGGTATATAGTTATCCATTTTGGCTATATTTGGCTTCGATTGTTACGTTACTAATTCGGCAGTCTACAACGTCGCCACTATTAGCGAGAGCGGGAACGACAGAAACGCCGACGGCTATATTTACGTCCGTGGCATACGCCCCGGCGAATTGCTTAACGGCTTCCGTTATACGGTATTCAAATTCCGCCTTCTTCGTAAAGAACAATTCGGCGGGGGTTAAGTTCTTTTCTTCCATAGTTGTAATGGGCTTTAATTCAAACGCAAAGATACGACAATAACGCACCCAATCCAAATCAGCCAACCACGACAACCGGGAAGACCATACCCACCAAGGCACAGCCGTAACCGTATAACGTGGAACGGGCGTAACTAATTGTTACCAACCGAAAAAGTCAATAGCGAAAAATACTCAATTCGTATTACTTTGTTACGCTTCGTTCCTTTCGGGCTTCTTCAAGTATTCGGGTAGCACGTTCCAAGCCGCCCAATTTCACACGGGTAACAGCCACACGCCCGTAGATGTCGGCTACTTCCTTCGCCCGTGCTTCGGCTTCCCTTTGCGCCTTCTTCCGCATACGCCGGGGCTTCGTAATTAGAGCGACAACAACAATTAGGAACGCCACCCCGAAACACAGGGCGGCGACCCATAATAATACGGCTTCCATTACGTCGTTATTGCTTCTTAAAGATATAGGGAAGTGTTATGCCGGATTGGTAAAGGTTAAATTCCGTTTCGCTAACTACTTTCAAGTCGTAGGCGTGGAACATTGTATTATCTTCCACTTCCCACAACGAAAGGATAGTAGCGGACGGGGCTACATTGTAATAACACTTAACCGCTTCGTAAGGCTGCCCCTTATAGGCAACCGAATAGTAGGTACATTCGCCCTGTGCATAGAAGGCGGTAGTTTCCCCGTCGATATAGGAACTTTTCTTAATTTCCTTTTCGGTTGAGTAGTGCGACCCGAATACAATTTTATCGGGTTCGGGTTGAAGGTTTGCCCCCGGATAACTACCGAGGTTTGAAAATTGGTAATCGGCCCAAGTACCGTTAAAGATAGCGAAGACCTTCTCCTGTTTTTCGGTGTAGTGGCTTCCGCCGTTTGGCTCGTCGTCAGAGGAACACCCACACAGCAGCACCGAAGGAAGGAGCGCACAAAGTAACAACTTCTTCATAAATTGAGTAACTTTGCGCCACCGCCCGAAGTGGCAGGGTTAAACGCACGAAAAAAGCGCGGACTATATAGGTTTGAGTATTTGCGGCATCGCCAAACGCCTTACGAAAACAAACCGTATAGCCGCGCTTCATCGGTATATCGTGGTAAGGATATACGACGCTACGCGCTTAGGTTCATTCTTCGTAATTTGTTAATTTGGCGATTTTCAAATACTAAGAACCTATCGCTTCTTCGATAAGTCGCCGGATTTTTCCCCGGCAACACCGCAAAGTTACTGCAAATAATTCACATTCCGCATATAAAAGGCTAACAAAGTGTACGGCAACCGCCGCCGAGCGTTGGAAGTTTCGGCGAAGTGTTTGCCGTCCCTTATTCAAACTTGTATTAAGGTAATACGCTAACTTTGCGCTATGTTTAAGTAACCCCCACTACAAATTTTATGGACGAATTAACATTAGCAATTTTAGCACTACTGCAGGAAAAATTTGCAGGCGAGCGAAAAGACGGTTTAACGCAGCTTGCGGCCTTCATAGGCTTAAACGCCGCGACCATTGAAGAAGCGACCGAAGTCGTAGGGAATCTTACCGCCGACAAGGTTAGCAAATTCGTTAAGGACTACCGAAGCCGAACCGACGCGGAGATAGCCAAGGCAAACAAGACCCACGAAGAAGGCCTTAGACGTAAGTACGACTTCAAGGAGAAGGAACAGCCCGGCGGCGAACCTCAGCCCGGACAGCAGACACCACCGGCCCCGGCGGGAGCATTGACAGCCGAGCAGATACGCGAAATTATCCGCGAGGAAAACAAGGCAATACGCGAAGGCTACGACAGCCTACGTGCCGAGAAAACCACAGCCACCCGCCGTGAACAATTTGTAGCGAAGTTGGAAGCCGCCAAGATTGAGGGCAAGCAGCGCGAAATGATGCTGCGCAGCTTCGACCGCGTAGCCCCCACCTTCAAGGACGACGACGACTTTAACGGGTACTTAAACGAAGTGCAGGCCGACCTCGACGGCATTGCACAGGAGCAAAGCGACAAAGGACTGCAAGGCCACGATAAGCCCCTCTTTGGAGCCGTGACTAAAGAAGGTATTAGCCAAGGCGTAGCAGACTACATCGCTTCGCAGAGTGACAACAACCCGACCCTTACAGGGAAGGAAATTTAACAACCCCCTAAACCGACAACGAAAATGGGATTTATGCGATACACACGCAAACAGGACGAGCGAACCGCCCACGCCTGTACGCACAACCTCGCCGACGTTCCCAACGGTGTAACCGTTAGCGTCGCCGACCTTATCCCCGGCGTTCCCCTTCGTGAAGGTTCCGTTATTTCCCCCGACGAAGCGGGTATTTACCACCTCGTCAAGACGGCAGAAGTAACGGAAGCCGCCACAAGCACCGCCACCGCCTACAAGGTAGCCAAGGGGCACCACTTCAAAGTAGGCGACTTCGTGATGTTCAAGACGGGCGCGAAGTCATACGCTATTACAGCCATTGACACCACCGCCAAGACCCACGACACCGTAACCGTAGGAACAACCCTCGGCGCGGCTATTCCCGTCGGTGGAGTGCTTACCCAGGCCAAAGAAGAAAGCGCAACCGTTTCGGCGTTCAAATACGCCCCCTTCGCTTGCGTCGGCGACTCTTACCCGGTGGAAGCACTTACTAACACCCCCGTCCCGGCCGTAACCTTCGGGCAGTTCAAAACCGCGCTTTGCCCCCCGATTAGCGACGCGATTAAAGCCGCCCTTCCTACAATTAAATTCATCTAACCAACAAGCCACAACAATAAGTTATGATACCTACTTTAATGCAGGGGCTTAACGAACAGGATATGGCGGGCGTAGTCAAGACCTACGACCTTAAACCCTTCTACTATCCTACACTTTTCCCGTTGAAGGAGAATTACTCCCTAACGTGGAAGGCGTTGGAAACGCGAATAGGGCTTAAAATTGCTGCCGACCTCGTAGCCCGTGGCGCAACCATTGACAAAAAGACCCGCGAGGCAATAGCCCGTATTCAGGGCGACATCCCCAAAATTGCCATTAAGCGCACCAAGAACGAGGAAGAACTCGACGACTACGAACTTATGATAGCCCGCACGTCGAAGAACCCCGACCTTCGCGCACTTGTGGAAGCGTGGGCCGAAGATACTAAATTTTGTTGGGACGGCGTAGCCGCCCGTTTGGAGTGGATAGCGTTGCAGTCCATTTCGCTCGGCAAAATTACGCTTACCAACGAAAACAACACTTCGGTACTTACCGAATACGATGTAGACTACCTTATCCCCGAAGAACAAAAGGTAGGCTTCCAAACCGGTTCCGCTTCGTGGGCTAATTCTACCGCCGCCCGTCCTATTACAAAGGACTTCAAGGCTGTTGTAAAATCCGCCAAGAAGAAGGGCGTTACGTTGAAGTACGCCTTTATGTCTACGGAAACCTTCGCCACCTTCACGGAAACCGAAGAAGTGCAGAAAACGTGTGCTTCCTTCGCCGCCAACGCACTCGGCGTTCAGCAGACACCGAGCCTCGAACAGGTAAACACCGCCCTTCGTGGACTTTCCTACCTTTACGGGCTTCAAATCATTGTCATCGACCAAGACATAACCATCGAATTAGGCGACGGAAGCCGCCCGTTCAGTGGCAACCCCTTCGTTAACGACGTGGTAATGTTCAGCGCAAGCAAGGTTTTGGGCCATACCTTCTGGAAACGTCCCGCCGACCTTAACGTAAAGGGTTCGGTAGCCCTCAAGACCCTCAACGGCCACACCCTTATTAAGAAGTTCGCCAACGAGGAACCGCTTGAAGAAGTGACGATGGGTATTGCTAACGCCTTCCCCGCGTGGGAAACTTCATCCGATAGTTGGCTTATGTCTACCGACGCTAATAAGTGGAACCACTAACCCTAACCGTCCGGGGAGTTTCGGCGCGTCGTGCTTCTTTGCACCTCGTAAGTGCAGTTAGCCCGACCCGGCTGTCGTTATCGGCAAGAACACGACGTAACGGAACTTCCCGGCTTAACCCCTTCCAACGATGACCTACAAAGAATGGATAACCCGCACCGCTTCCCGCTTCGGCGTAGCCGCAGCAGACGCGGAACTGATTTTAGCCAACCAAGCCGGGCTAATTCCCGACCCCGAAGCCGAAGTAGACGTAAGGACGGCGAAAACCGCCCTTTGTAAAGAGTTCGGCTCTATTATACCGTTGGCGAACGTCAGCGAAGGCGGCTATTCCGTTTCGTGGAATTGGGACGCTATTAAGTTTTGGTATAATCAAACTTGCGGCGAATTGGGGATAACACCCGCCAACGCGCCGAAGGTTAAAAACCGAAGCCGGATATGGTAGCAATTCAAGACATTATAAACAACCAATACCCGCACTTCCTTTACGTCCGCAACAGCGGCGGGGAAGCAGTACAGGACGCTAACGGCAGTTGGCAGACAACCGGGGCAGCGTGGAAACTTCACGCTTCATGCCGGGAAGAAACCAACGGCAAGGGAACGCAGATACAGGCGGCGAACGGTAGGTTTATAACATTCGCTTCCCTTATCCAACTTCCGGCGGGAACGGAGCGCGTAGGATTGGGCCAGGAAGTGGCCGCAGCCGACCGCGAACTGCTACCGTCAGAGCTTACCGACGAAGCCTTACAGGACGCACAGGCGGAAGGAGCAGTTAGGATTATTGGCGAGTGCTTGAAATTCGATAAAGGGCGACTTCATTGTAGGCTATGGGTATAAGCGCGAACTTCAATATTAACGACATAGACGCGACCTTTAAGGCGTTGTTAGCCGAAGTGGATAGGCAGCTAATAGAAAGCCTTACCCGCGTAGGCGAAGAAGCCGTAAAGTTAGCGAAGATGATACCGCCGGAACGTGGCTTCAAAGACCGCACGGGAAACCTACGCTCATCTATTGGCTACGTCGTATTGGTGGACGGTAAGCCCGTAAACGTGGCTTTTGCCGCAGTCAAGGGCGGACATGCCGGAGTTAACGAAGGGCAGCGGTTAGCCTTACAAGTGGGAAGCAAGACCGAAGGCTACGCTTTGGTAGTCGTGGCGGGTATGAACTACGCCGTTCACGTCGAGAGCAAAGGCCGCGACGTATTGACTTCCGCCGAAAAATTTGCCGAAAAGGAGGTAGCCAAACACTTAGCCGACTTAGTTACGAACATTAAAAACGCCTTCAAGTAGTGAAACATTGCAGCAGCATAGACACGGACGACATCCTCTACAAGTTGGTACAGGAAGCCGTTACTTCCGGGAAAGTCAAAATTTCCGGGGGCGTATTCGTCCAAGGGGAGCGACCCGACGACAGCGAAGCGGAAGACATCGTAATAAACACGATAGCCGTAACGCACGAAAAGCCCCAAACGGGTACTTCCAACGTGAATATCTTTGTTTCCGACAAGAAAGTAAAGATACGCGGACGGGAACAGCGCAAAGCCGACCGGGAACGCCTACGCACCATTGGCGACGCGCTTGTAGCCTATTTGGACGAACAGAACGTAGCCGACTTAGAATATTGGATTGAGAACGACACCACGATAAAAGAGATTGAGGTAAAGCAGCACTACCGCAATTTGAGAATAAGCTGGAATATACATTAACAATTTAACACCATACCCCTATGTCTACTATAACATTAGGTTTGTCGGCCATTCTCGGCAAGACAGGAGAACCCGCAAAGGGCGACTTCAACGAAACGGGCTATACCCGTTACGGCCTGACCTACCAAGACACAGCGAAGATGACACAGGAAGACGGCGAGGAAACGGAGTTTTACTCCGAGGAAAACGACGACCCGGAAGAAATCATAACCAAGACCGGGAAAACTACGTTTGCCTTTTCCATCATGAACCCCGACCTCGCCTGTCTTAAACGTCTTTTCGGCGGCGAAATTGCGGCAGACATTTACGCCTACCCCGACGCTACCGCCGACATTGAAGAATCGCTTATCATCATTCCGCGCAAGGGCTTGAAGTTTCAAGTTCCCCGCGCCAAGATTAAGGCGAAGTTCAACGGCGAATTTTCCAAGAAAGGCCTCCTTCTTCTTGAAGTTACCGCCACCGTTCAGAAGCCCCATACCGACAGGCTTAAAAAGTTGTACGTTACCGTCATCAAGAAGACGACCTAACCGAGCAGCCCCGCACATTTACACCAAACCCGGAAGGCCCCGCTACATTGTTCCGGGGCCTTCCCAATTATTAAGACCATGCCACAGGACGACAAAATAGAAGCGTTGAACCGTGAACAAGCGGAACTGCGCAAAATGATAGGCGAAGGGGTGGACTTCGATATAGAGGTAACACACTACCGCCGCAAGCCCGGTTTTTGGGGCTTCTTCCGTCGCCGGGAGAAGATAACCGAAACGAGGGCGTACAAGATTAAAGAACCGACGTTAGCCACCTTAGACCGTCTTAGCCTTCTTTGGCTTCAAATGGAGATAGACGAAACCAAGTTAGGCGACGACGATTATTTACGCACCGCCCGCGCTTTGGCAAGCAAGGAAGCCGCCAAACTTGCCGAAGCGGTAGCCGTCGCCGTATTGGGCGAAGACTACTATATAGCCACCTACGACGGCACGACCTACCGCCGGAAGGAAGACAAGAAGGCTCTACGCGACCTTACACGGCTTTTCTTCCACACCCTTAAACCTTCCGAACTTCTTACTTTGGCGATTATAGTAACCAACGTAAGCAATTTAGGGGATTTTGTAAACTCTATGCGGTTGATGAGCGCAGCGCGAACAAGCGACCCGGAAACGACACGTATAGAGCAACAGGGTTAAAAAGTCCACAAGGCCGCCGGGGTTCCGTCTGCGCTCACTTCGGTTGGACATTGGACTACTTGCTACACGGTATTTCGTGGGGCGAGGTTTTGAGAATGATGATAGACGCGCCCGGCATTGACGACAAGGGCAAGGGAAGCACCACCCCCGGAACGTCCGGCGGCGACGATACCGAAATAGCCCTTACCGACGACAACGCCGAGCAACTTATGAACCTTATAAACAGCAGAAACCGATGAATATTCAAGGCGGCGGGCTGTCGTTTGACATTTCCGGTAACAACAAGCAACTTATTAGCGTTCTTAACGAGAGTAAGAAGGCTATACAGGAGTTCCAAGGCGCGGCCGTTTTAGGCGGTAAGCAGATGGACGGGGCCTTTACACGCGCCGCCCAAGCCATAGACAAAGCCTTTGCACAAATAGACGTGGTAGTAGACACCAATAAGGCGGCTATTGCCGAGTTGGAAGCCGAATACAAGCGGCTCGGTGTGGAAGCGTCTAAGGCACTTTCGGCAGGGCATAAGGAAGAAGCGGCAGCCCTTCAAACCAAACAAGCCCAACTCCGCGAAGAAATAACCCTACGCCAAACCGTCATAGACGAAGCCGGAAAGCAAGCCGACGCACTTCTACGCGAGGAACAGCAGTTAAGGAAGGCAGAGGAAGCCGCCCGAAACAACGCCAACGCCCAAATTTCGTTAAGGACGCAGCTCCGCAACGTCCGGGAGCAGTTAGGACAAATGGAAGAAGCCGG